TTTGTTTATTTCATTTTTGCGAATGGTTTCGCGGGGCCCTTTCATTTTTGTTTTCGATGATTTGCTTTCAACTAATCCACCCCCTTTCCGACGGGTATTTTTCTTATCACGGGGTTTACGACGACGATATAATAACCCAGATATTAAGTGAAGTGTATTAAAGATTTAGTTGAGTTTTATGTTTATCGATCATCGTACCGATTTTGGTACGTGGTCTCAAAAAAAATATAGTATAAAATAATATGTTTAGAACTATATCACTTATACTACTTTTTATTGGTGTCATATTTATTACCATTGGATACACAACACAAACTTTCACCTGCCCCCCTGCGCAAATCGAGTACCGATATATCCCAAGGAGAATATACGAAGAGCAAATTTATGATCAAGACGTATCACAGAAATTTGATAAAATGTTTTCTGATTCTGACATTAATATAAGAAATTAAGAAATCAAATAGGCCTGATTTCATTTTCCAAACGAACTATTCGTCGTTCATTGAGTCATTGGAATCGCCAATTTCATCGAAAACGTCATCGTCAACGACGAAATCGTGTATTGAGTCGTCTGACGATACGGATTCTACAAGCGACCACGAATCAATCGAACCCAAATCGACATTCTCGCCCAAAAACGTTTTCTTGAAATTTTTGTATTCTTTCATCGTGAAATCTAACGCAATGTTGTGAATATTCGCAATGAAATAAATATTTCCAAAAAATATGTCATTCTCAATTGGACATGGCAGTTCGTGCTTATTTTCTAATCCAACTTTTCCATCTATATATGCGAACACCGAAATGGTTTTACCCTTCACATAATATTCATATACTTTCTCAATTTTCCCAAATCCTTTTTCTATTTTAATTTTATCAAGAATGTTTTTTTCATTAAACGCATCACAATAACCGATTTTCATTTCTATTTCAACTTCCGAACCATTGTGAATTAAGCAAATGACTCGGGTCATTTTTTTTTCGATATTTTATTATTTATGCTGATTGATTTGGTTTTGTGTTTTACTTGAATTATAATTTAAAGTTTTTTACACATCATTTTTATGAATTATATACGATATTTCTCTTTTGGATTGTTTATTGTATCGTAGTCGAATTGATACTCTTTGGTCCAGAGGTCTCTTGTCCAGTTCGTTAGTTTTGCGTGGTCCGCATAGAGCGTAATAGTTTGACGTCACCTTATAGTTCGCTCTCGCAGTCTCGATTTTCTTCTTGAAGGATTCATCTGTTTCTAATAACTTTTTACAATGTCTTCATACGTCAAAGGTTTAGGTGCCATCTTTTTTACTATATTTGTATATAAAAGAAGGCTTTCTAATGTTAAGAACTCGTGAATATTTGGCACTATCCATTCAAACTTGAAACCGTCGAGTCCATCGCTTCGATTGAAGTGTAAAATTTCAATTCAACATCTTCATTTATATCAACTACGATATGTCCATTCAATTTACAAATCAAGTTGTCGTCTCTTCAAATAAACGAACACAATACAACGACCAAAACAAAAAGTAATAAACCACAGCACAATAATGTAATCCATATAAATTTAGTTGTGTTCATTATATGTTAATTATATATAATTTAGTTAGAAACGATCCCTTCGTTACTTAATGTAACGACCGAACGAACCCCCTATTCCGATGCCGGTGTCCTTTTGAGATAGCTGTTCGACAAAATTGTTTTTGATTGCATTTTTCCAAACAATTCCAAAATTTTTGGTCCAATATTTTTCAAGGTCTGGATCTTCAAGCACGTTGTTGATGTAGATTATAGTGTCTTCATTTGCAAATTTCTTAGAATTTGTCAAGTCGGACTCTATCGTCTCAAAATCCATTGCACCATCTATGATAATTAAATCAACATTATCATTATTTTTTGTATCAAATTCGGGAATCGTTTTCTTCGAGTCACCCTTAATTAAATGGTGACGACCTGGATACTTATTTTCAATATACGTTTTTCCAGCTGAAATACTTTGGAAATGTGACAGATCAAACGACACAATTTTAACGGTTTGATTCAAATTTAACAACGTCTCAGTGATATGTCCGGCGAGGAAACCAATTTCAACCACTGTTTGCATGTTTGCAATATCTACGTATTTTTTTATTTCGTTCGAAAAGTAATTCATCTGAGCTGGAAATTTTGAAAAGGTCCCTTGTCGCAAATAAATGTTATTTTGCTTTAAATACACGTCGAGTTCCAATGTCTCGTCGGAGGTTAGAATATTATAATCCTTCTTCTTCAGATTAACATTTGTTTTCGATTTCGTCTTGAAGTAATCATCGAAATACCATTTATGATACATTTTCATGCGTTTAATTTTGAATTCTGATACGTCATAATTGAAATGAATTATATATGGATTTTGTGGTTTTTTCTCTCGCCAGTATTTTCCATTTGGAACGTCTTCGAGTTTGAAGTACACGTGTTTCATTTGTTTTGCATGTTTTCGCATGTACTGTTGGTCATTTTGGAAGGAGTCAATTGTTTCACGGACTCGTTTGAAATTTGTGATGTTAATCGTATTTTCATTTGAACGAAGCCACATAAACCCAGTGCACATATACTCATATTTGTCTTCAGTTGCGTCATTTTGAACAATGAATTCTAGTGTTGAATCTTGCGCGAGTATCTCGTGTATCAACGACATCGGATTTTTTAGAAAAACAATATCACCGTCTACGAACAAAACATTTTTACCCTGTTTTAGTTCTTCATTGACACAATAAAGTTTGTACGATGTTATATCCGCCCATATTTTCTTACCGTCTGCATCTTTGCTTTGGCATGCTTTATATTCGATCCATGCATTTAGTGTTTCATCTGCGTCGTCAAGAAGAATAATTTCGTTTTTTGGATATCTTCTTTGAAAATATTTATATGATTCTTTTCCAATACAATAAACTGTCAATAATTGTTCTATCCCAATATTTTCCATTGATATCAGTAAGTTGTGTGTGAGTTTTTTGTAGCCGTCGTTTGTCAAGGTTACTATTTTCGTTTTTGGCATTTTTCTTTTATCATCTGTTGGTAATTTTTGTTTTTGTATATTATCGCCAAAAAACGTCTTCCACGATACAGCTGGACCGAAAACTTTGTTATAATTCCACGAATAAACATTTGAAGTAAATGCTATCGATCGGTTAGTGTATAAATCAAAATTGCGATCATTCATGAAACGAACATACTGTATGTGATGTGAAACTGTACTTCCTTCCCAACCGACAAAATATGTCGCGTTTTCACAGATTTTCTTTTCGACCATAAATTTGTTGACATCATCTATTCCAGGACATATTTCTTCAGTTAGAATAAGTGTATAACTTTGTTCGAGAATCTTCAAAAAATCTGTGTCACGTCTATCACACGTTACGTAAATTGGAATATGTTCAACATTAATGAACTTAAGTGTCTCCAAAACATTCTCTATCTTCGCATCGCAACGTTTATTTAAATTTTGAACGTCGTGCCGTAAATCTCCGAACCGAAAGTGCATCGCAATATACTTTTTCGGTAAATAAACTGTATCATATCGAGTCAAAATAGACTTATTCAACTTTGTTAGAGAAATAGCAATTTGAGACATGATTTCGTAATTTTCATCGGAAGTGTAAAAATTATAGAACATTCGCGATGCGTTTGAATTTGAAATATATATCTTTTCTTCAACCCACGAATCGATGTCTAAAACCATTTTTTGACGGTTATGAAGAAACTTCAAAATTTTATCAGCATGCACACTATCATCATTATATCTTTTATCAATGAAACCAATATTCGAGAATCGTATTTTCGAATCAAATGGCATTTTGAAATCGTTTTGCAAATCAGATAAATATTTATTCACGTCAGCTCCATAATATACCTCGAATCCGTACGGAAGTATTTTTTCCAAACATTCTTGATTAAATAGTTCAAGAAACTTACCGTATTCCCATCGAGCATTGCCCTTATGACACATTGCAAATCTAAATAGCAAAATCAACTTACGCTTTGTAATATTTGCAAAATAAATACCTGTTTCTAGGGAAAATAGTTGATTATACACTCCAGTCCCTGAAAAATTTTCCCAAACTAATGTTTTCATTTTATATGTGTGTAATAATATTTATTTTCATCAAAACACACATGACAAATCAAAACAAATGTATACAAATGTATACAAATGTAAAGAAGCAAATCAAATAATTCTTCTAAGTAATGACAGATGAATTGGTATTATTTATTCCCAGTGTAACTCCAAAATATGAACCCGATACGATATGCACGTTACAACATATTTTAATGTCACTCGAGAAGTAATTTTTATTGTATACAATTAATTGTTCTGTTAAATTTGATCCATCGTCCAATGCTACAAGTTTACCTGAAATATTTGAAGGTGATATTTCGACCCCTTTAATTTGTGTCCATTTCGATGCAAAATCTGTACCATTTGCTCTCATAATCACATTTCTGATTTCTATTTGATTCGTACCGTCGTTGTTGAGACCATCGTACTTCACAATATATGTAGTATCTAAACCCGATGATGTAGACAATGTGTCACCATCGAGAGTTCCGCTCGTAATTACTGGTCTCGATTCATCATTTCCTGCTTCCGAATACGTGTGAGATAATTTGTATAAATTATTTTCCATAAATTCGACGATTTTCAAATCATTCTCATAGAACTCAAGTTCTACTATATCAATTGAATCTGACTGACTGGACGGGAATATGATACGGTAAAACGGATAGATAGAAGCAATATTAAAAAGTATGTATGTTGCAGTCGATACAATCATATTCGTTTCTATCTGCGTTGAACTTTGAGACATTTGAAAATGTTCGTCTGTTCCAGCGAGTACGACATAATTTTGTGGTTTTGATGTAGTGTTCAATTTCAATCCAACTGTTTTATTCACTAAGTTAGTTTTGTTTATTCCAGATCCATCAATGAAATTAATCTGTATCCAATCACCAAGAATGTCATTTCCAATGTTCGAAGAAGACATCTCCGAACCCTCGTAAATACCATTGTTGTAACTTGTCGACTTCCAAATGTCTTCAGAATTACGAAGTCTCACAAAAGTTTCGTGACCCGAATATAAATTTGATGTTATAAAAGAAAAAAATTGAGCGTTTGATACGGATATTGACGTCTCTGTTGATTCACACTTTGGAAATATGATTCTGTAAATATCGTGATTCGTTGGAGTACCATTCGAACCAATCATGGATAAAATCAGACTCTGATTATTACCATAATATATTTGTTGTCCGATTTGTGAAGTGATTTCGGTAACGACCGAATTACTTGAATCCATAATATTTTCGTCTATTCCCGAATATCCCAATATTTTTACACCTAAATCTGATTCAGACCACGGGTTAAATCTATCTTTTTGTAACGAAATTCCGATACCAAAGTCATTTACGTAAAAGTTTGTGTCATTTTGAGTATACCGATTCAATTGGAACCATTCACCTAAATAACTTCCCCCATTATAGAAACTTTCTTCAATTCCATTATATATTCCGGAAACATATGTATTATTTGATTTCCATTGGTGTCTCAATCCACCATTTAGATTCATCACCAAATCTGGTGACATTTCTGAACTAGCAGTAAACAAATCTTTTGTATTTTCAAAACCTAATTTAGATATGATAAATGAATGGGGGTCTACAGTGAATTCGTCGATTGCATAACATATTTTCAACGCACCAACATTCGAGAAATTGAATGTTGTTGTTATTATATCCTTTTTCCAAATACCATCGGCATTCGAAATAATAGAATATGTATTATTTGATTCGATCTGTAAATATATCGCGAAATTATGTTTCTTATCTTGATTTACAGAGTACGAATTCCCATTTCCGAATTCCCACAATTTTTGTGTATTAAAATATGAAACTCGTAACCCGTTACTTCCCATCATAGCGGGTACTGTATTTGAATTTGATTCATAATCGAGATATATTATGAAATACTGGTCACTTGTTTTGAAATTATTATCAATCCATGAAATTTTAAATATATCATTTGAAAAATTTGGATCGTTAACGTAAAAATCATAATTTTCTTCGTATAGACAGAATTTATACCAATCAGTAACACCGACCTGCGTTGTTGCTTTTGCGATCGAATCTATTGTAACATCTGAAATCGAATTCACAATGACTGTATGTTCAGTATTTCCTTCTGAAACAAAATTGAATTCTGGTTCAGGTTCGGGCTCCGGCTCCGGTTCGGGTTCAGGTTCAGGCTCGGGTTCCGGCTCAGGTTCAGGCTCGGGCTCAGGCTCGGGTTCATGTTCTGGTTCTGGCTCAGGCTCTGGCTCAGGTTCGGGTTCGGGTTCTGGAGACGGGGCTCCCGAAAATGAAAATTGGGATATCGAAAAGTTCGAATTACCATATTGGACTGATGTTATAATGAGCCTGTAAAACTTGAATGGTATATTAGATGTATTTACATCCATTTCGATATTAGTAAAATAATGTTGGGATATACCTGTGTTTTGCCAGGTAAAAAAACCCGAACGTATGAAAGTAACGTTTACTCCAGAGTCAAAATCATCTATATATTCCGAAGCAAGTAAAACAAAACCACTCGGTAACAACGTGTTTTTTGAATGAATTCCGAGAGTGTATCCTATCTGTGAAGAATCGTCGACGTATTGATTGTAAAAATCATTGAATTGAATAAATACCCCTTTTGCAACATTTGAACCTGAATTCCAAAATGATAACTCTATGTTATACAGATCCGGATATACGTGCGTACTATACCACGAGGTTGATCCTGATACGGTCCCCGGAGTTTCAATTGTACTTACAATATCACCTGTAAGAGTGTGAGATGCACTGACAGAAATAAGTTCCGACTCAGGTTCTGGTTCTGGTTCAGGTTCAGGTTCTGGTTCAGGTTCTGGTTCTGGTTCTGGTTCAGGCTCAGGTTCAGGTTCGGGTTCTGGTTCGGGCTCAGGTTCAGGTTCGGGCTCTGGTTCGGGCTCAGGTTCCGGCTCATCGGTCGATATGAAACGGACTGAATCGATACGTAAATTTGGTTCATTCGTATCTATCGTAACCGACTCAACAATATATCTGTAAAATTTATATTCATCGAGAATATCGCTAAAATCTAAAAGTGTTTCCGAATTGAAGAATGTGATTCCATCAAAGGTATTTAATAATACGGCTGTGTTTCCAATTAGATCGAAATCATCAATATTAGATCCTAATATTGTTACTTTTATTGGTTTTGGAAAATTTAAAGAACATTCTAAACGTGTAAGATGCGCTGAGATAAATGAGTTGTCCGCTAAATTTGATTCTGAATATTCGTTAAATTGTATCCAGTCACCATGTATTTCGGTTGAAAATGTGTATGACTTAATTTCAGTTGTCGCAACGCCTAAAAAATTATATGCACGATTTCCGCCATCTGATATGTTTTGCCAATTTGAACCAGCAGTTTTGATAGCGAAAATATCGTCACGATTTGATGAACTTGTTATCCATGATAAGAATGATAATTGACTTATGATTACACTTTGAAGAGATGTGGATGTAGTATTTTCTATTTCGTGTACTATGATTCTATAAAAATTATACGGAACTATAGCAATATCTAAACTGGAATACAAGTAAATATATGCGTTATTATCGGCATTGTATGTTATTTGGTGTCTTCTTTTTATAACTTCTGATTCATTTGGACCAGATTCAAAATCAACATTCGAAGCTAATATAGTTATAATTTTTGGTCTACAATATTCCGCGTTTATTTTTAAAATGTAACCGGTTTGTGACGCGTCTAGATTTACACTATCATAATAATAGTTTGTTTGAATCCATTCTCCTTCAAAAACCTCTTTATTTGAAGAGGTTACTATTGCATCTTCCAATGCTCCCAATGAATCATACACGTTTCGTGAATACCATTTGCCTTTTTGTAAATCTGCTTCGAATTTTGATGAAACGAGTGACGAAACCGAAAAAGAATCCTTCGATAGTTCTGGACGTAGTGTTTGTTGAAAATTAAAACCTTTTTTTTTCTGAAGTGTATGGGAGAATGATTTAGTGTTGTAATTTCCACGTCCATTCTGATTTATCGTTGAGTTTAATGAACTCGAAATTTCTATTTTTTGTGAAACGTCCATTCCTAGTTTAATATAAGTAGATAAATAAAATTGATTTGAAAAACGAAAAGAGAATAAGATGTTGAAGAAGGAGTTGAATAATAATCATATGTTTACTCATGCGACAAATTTCAACCAGTCGCTCAATGATTGGGATGTGTCCAAGGTGACGAATATGAAAAATATGTTTTATGGTGTGGAAAAGTTCAACCAGCCGCTCGATAATTGGGATGTGTCCAAGGTGACGAATATGAATAAGATGTTTTATGATGCGACAAATTTCAACCAGCCGCTCGATAATTGGGATGTGTCCAAGGTAACGGGTATGATTGATAATTTTCGTATTTTTCGTAAAGCGTGATTTTATATCATAAATATGAATATCATAATACATACAAGTAACATTTATATAATATATATATATAATGCCTGGAGTGTCGAAGAAGTCGAAGAAGTCGAAGAAGTCGAAGAAGTCGAAGAATTCCAACACGCTCCGTCTCAAACCCCACTTTAAGAAGACCGTTCATGTCGGAAAGAAGACGCGTCGGGTCTCTAAAGGCTCG